CTCCATTTAATGGAGGAATTTATTAGAGATAATCCTTTAGTTGTTTCTGAACCCGATTTTGAAGATATTTTTGATGAAAATATTCAGGAAATAATGTATTCTCTTTTTGATAATGATATATTTTATAATGATGATGCTGAGAATGAAATGGATGACATAATTGAACATTCTAAGAATGATTTCTTTAAATATGTTATGCCTCCTCGTTCATATCCAGATACAATAATATTAGACGACCCTGACTTTGATTTTATTGATGAACAACTTAGTATTTTAAGAAATAAGCCCCAGCCAACACAACGAACAAAAGAATGGTACGAATTCCGTCATAATTTAATTACGGCTTCAAACGCATACAAAGCATTTGAAAATCAAACAGTTAAAAATCAACTAATATATGAAAAATGCCAACCATTAAATAACAGTTTATATGTAGATAATGATGTTGATAATGAAGACATAAAAGAAGTTGTTATGGTAAATACAAACACAACTCTTCACTGGGGGCAAAAATATGAACCTCTTTCAGTAAAAATTTATGAGCATAAATATAATACAAAAATTGAAGATTTTGGATGTATTCAACATGAAAAATATAGATTCTTAGGTGCTTCTCCAGATGGTATTAATATTGACAAAACTTCGCCGAGATATGGTCGTATGTTAGAAATAAAAAACATTGTAAATCGGGAAATAGATGGAATTCCAAAAAAAGAATACTGGATACAAATGCAACTTCAAATGGAAGTATGTGAGCTTGATGAATGTGACTTTTTAGAAACAAAATTCTCTGAATACCCAGACTATGCAGCTTATCTTGATGATACATTAAATGAATATTATGAAGATGATGAAGGTATAGAATTTCTTAACTTATGTTTATCAAAAGATAATAAAATGAAAGGTTCAATAATTTACTTCCATACAAAAGAAGGCTCACCATTTTATGTATATAGGCCGTTAGATTTAATTCATCCGAATGACATTGAAGAATGGCAAGAAAGTATTGTAGATTATTATCAATATAATCCTGAATTTAAGTATACATATATGAAAACAATTTATTGGAAACTAGACCAATTAAGCTGTGTGTTAGTTTGTAGAAATAGACAATGGTTTAATGATAATATAAATGAATTACAACAACTGTGGTCAATAGTGGAAAAAGAAAGAGTTAGCGGTTATGAACATAGAGCGCCTAATAAGAGACAAAAAAAAGAATCTGGTGAAACAAATAATAATATAGGTGTTCTGAAGAGTAGTGTATGTATGTTACAATTTAATAAAGAAACAGGAAAAATAACGGTTGTTAAGATAGAAAATGACAATATTAGTCCTAATGTAGGCCTTAGAGACCCGCTCGCTCTCCTTTAGCATTTATAGCAGTCTTTCTATTTATCCTACTCTTTCTATTTGTACTACGCTTTTTATTTCTCCTACTCTTTCTACTCTTTCTACTCTTTCTACTCTTTCTACTCTTTCTTAGTTTTATTGTTTTTTTTATTTTTCCACCAGTTATACCTAATTCACTTAAACTTATATTTTTATTTGAAGATTCTATTTTCTTTATTAAATTTTCTTTATTCTTTATTTCTGACTCCATTTTAGATATTTTTTCTTTAAATTCTGGCTTTAATTCATTACCTATTTTATTTACAGACCATTTTGACTCTTGTATCATTATTTTATAATCTTTTTCTAAAACCTTTAATTCATTATATAATAAACCTAATTTTTCTTGAACCTCATGATTGCTAAAATTACATATAATGTGTTTTTCATATCCACCAGTTTCTTTTTTAACAATATTAATTATTTTATTCTTTTCTTCTTCTATATCATACACATCATTAACTACATTGTCATAAACATTCTCATTATCCATTTGTTCATTACTTTTAAAACGCTTTATCATTGCAACATTATTGGTATCATGAAAACAATTTGAACCAATTCCAGATAATTTTGCATCTATTTTAAAACCAAATTTACTATATAAACATAAACCACTTATATTCTTAAATCCACCACTAATCTCTAATAAACCTACATGCAATATTTCAGGACCATAATAATTTACAGGAACTTCATCTGTTCTTATAGGATTTAATCTAGTTAACATTCTTGACATTTTTTTTGGATGACACAGTATAGCATACAAATATAAACCTATCAAAATATTTCCATAAGCATTGCGTGAACAAATTAATTTTAAAGCATATGCATCTTCAAATTTAAAACATTCGCCTTTTTGAACTATCGCTAATGATATTATACAGCTTGAATCTTTTGGCTTTTTTATATCTATTAATAGAGATAAATCATATGCTCTATAGTTATGAGGTTCTTGAATTGTTCTTTTTAGAACATCTCTAACGTAATCTTCATAAATACCACCACAAATCCTTGATTCTAATATTATATTAGTTAACTTAATTAACATTTTATATTGACTTTCATCCAACTCCTTAAAATATTCATATACTTCATCTAAATTCATTATTTTTAAATTATTTAATTGAACTGATATTTTTGATGTGTATGACTCTACTATTGTATTTGTAAAAAAATAACTTTTCAAAAAGTCATTCAGTTGGTCAGGCGTACGCATTTTTTTACTTTCTTCTTTTATAGGTTCTGGTTGTTCGTGTTTCCGTTTCATTATATTTGGCAACTTTTTAAACATTGGATTATAATCTTCTTCTTCTATTTCCTTATACATAGGGTCATATTCATCTAACTCCGAATCAGACATTATTTATATATTATGTTTATATAAATAATATTAATATAGGATATTTTCATTAGTTGGAATAGAAAAATATAACTCATTTGGCTCTGTTCTAAAGTATCCTACTCTTGCACCAGAACTTTCTTCTGCTTGAGGCAAAGGAGTTATAATGTTACTTTTAGTATTTTTTTTATCATGATAAATCGCTCCACAGAAATCAGCACGAACACACGTTCCCTCATCTGGATTATACCTATGTTGTAAATTATTTGTTATTTGTTCATAAGAACCTAATGTAAATATTGGATAACGCCACCATATTTGATTATAATTATTTTTAGATGTTTCATTTTTTCCTATTAAAGGATAATCGTCCAATATAGCTTGACTCACTGACTTTGGAAAACTTCCTGGAGTTGATAAATCATATAATCCGCTAAATCCTTCAAATTTTTTTATAAACGGAGCTTCTAAACTTGTAAAATATAAACTAACAGCTAATATTACTATTAAAAATATAATACTTCCAATAAATTTATCTTTCATATAATATAGATTTATATAAAAACTTATTAATTAAACTTTTCAAAAACTGACTTAAAATTAAACTAACAAATATTTATATAATGGAATCTAATAATATGCGTGTTACCAAAAGAAATGGCGAATTAGAAGAAATCGCATTTGATAAAATTCTAACTAGAATTAAAAAAATAGGTCAAGAGGCTTCTATAAACATAAATTATCAACAATTGGTTATAAAGGTTATTGATCAACTGTATGATACAATTTCAACAACAAAAATTGATGAATTAGCAGCTGAACAGTGTGCGTCTCTTTCTACACTTAATCACGATTATGGAACTCTTGCTGGACACATTATTATTTCAAATCATCAAAAAAATACTGACCCTATTTTTTCAAATGTTATGTATGAATTATATCACTTTCATGATATTCATAACAATCATAAACCATTAGTTTCTTCTGAATTGTGGAAATTTGTTCAACAGCATGATGTAGAGTTGAATAGTATGATTGACCATAACAGAGATTATTTGATTGATTATTTTGGCTTCAAAACACTAGAGAAAGCATATTTATTTAGAAAGGGGAAACAAATTATTGAAAGACCACAGCATATGTGGATGCGGGTTGCTGTAGGAATTCATGGAGATTTAACTAATCCAAAATCATTAGAATTAATTAAAGAAACGTATAATTTAATGTCTCAGAAGTACTTTACTCATGCTACTCCTACGCTTTTTAACGCAGGAACTCCTAGACCACAAATGAGTTCTTGTTATTTATTAGCAATGGAAAATGACAGCATTGATGGAATCTTTAATACGCTTAAGGATTGCGCAAATATTTCTAAATGGGCTGGAGGTATTGGTTTACATGTTCATAATATTAGAGCTAAAGGTACTCATATTCAAGGAACAAATGGAACATCTAATGGATTAGTTCCAATGCTACGTGTATTTAATAATACTGCCCGCTATGTCGATCAAGGAGGTGGAAAGCGTAGTGGTTCATTTGCTATTTACTTAGAACCTTGGCATTCAGATATTTTTGACTTTTTAGAAATGCGTAAAAATCATGGTGATGAAGAAATGAAAGGTCGTGACCTTTTCTATGCTTTATGGATTTCTGATTTATTTATGGAACGAGTTAAAGAAAAGAATGGTAAATGGTCTTTATTTTGTCCACATGAATGTCCTGGTTTACCTGACGTTTATGGTCAAGAATTTAAGACACTATATCAAAAATATGAGCAAGAAGGTAAAGCCAGAAAAACTATTGTTGCACGCGATTTATGGTTTGCTATCTTAGATTCTCAAATGGAAACTGGCACACCTTATTTGCTTTATAAAGATTCTATAAATAATAAATCAAATCAAAAGAATCTTGGAACCATTAAATCATCTAATTTATGCTGTGAAATTACAGAATACTCTGATGCTGAAGAAACTGCTGTATGTAATTTAGCTTCTATAGGATTACCCACATTTGTAAACCAAGAAACAAAACAATTTGATTATAATAAACTTCACGAGATAACTAAGGTTGTAACTAACAATTTAAATAGAGTAATAGATATTAATTTTTATCCTACAGAAAAAACAAAAAGAAGCAATATGAGACATAGACCGATTGGTATCGGAGTTCAAGGTTTAGCAGATACATTTATTTTAATGGATATTCCGTTCCATTCTGATGAAGCCAAAGAAGTAAATAAATTAATTTTTGAAACTATTTATCACGCCGCATTAGAAAAGAGTAATCAAATAGCAATTGAACGAAAAGAATGGATATTAGAACAATTTCGCAATCGGGTTGATGTATTAGATTTGTTAAATGAGTGGGAATATGAAGCTATTATAATAGAACGTTGTAAAAACCCAAATTTTATTAATAATAGTCATATAGGCTCTTATTGCTCTTTTAGCAGCTCACCTGCAGCAGAAGGCATATTACAATTTGATATGTGGAATGTTACACCAACAGAACGATATGATTGGGCAAAGTTAAAGGAATCAATCAAAATATATGGTTTGCGTAATTCCTTGTTAGTAGCTCCAATGCCAACAGCATCTACCTCACAAATATTAGGATTTAATGAATGCTTTGAACCATTTACAAGCAACTTATATTCAAGACGTACATTAGCAGGGGAATTTGTTGTGGTAAATAAATATCTTATGAAAGAGTTAATTCAATTAGGTTATTGGAATGAACAAATCAAAAATAATATTATTGCTAATAAAGGTTCAATACAACAATTAACTGTTTTACCAGAGCATATTCGTAATAAATATAAAATTGTTTGGGAAATTCCTATGAAACATATTATTGATATGGCCGCTGATAGAGGACCATTTATTTGTCAAAGTCAAAGTTTAAATTTATGGATGGAAGACCCAGTTTATAATAAACTAACATCCATGCATTTTTATTCTTGGGAAAAGGGACTAAAAACCGGTATTTATTATTTAAGAAGAAAGGCAAAACATCAGGCTCAACAGTTTACTATTGAACCAGACGCACAAGAAAAATATGAAGAACATGAAGATATTTGTGAAATGTGTTCCGCTTAGGAACTAACTATTTTTATTTCGCTTATAAATATTTAACAATATTCTTTACAAATACCAAATGTTTTTCTATGCCATTTTGTAATACCATGTTGTTTAATACCATCCATATGTTTTTTTGAACCATATCCTTTGTTAGTATCAATACCATAATGTTCTACAAGTTCTGGATTTAAAATACATAAATCATCAATATATCTATCTCGTTCAACTTTTGCTAGGATAGATGCCGCCGCGATTGAAGTATATTTATTATCTCCACCTTCAATCATTTGGTACTTTATAGTTTCTAATTTTGCATTATTTTTATTCAAAATTGTTATTGGTTTAAAATAATTACCATCAACTAACAAAAGTATATTGTCATTATTTATTTCTTTTAGTTTAGATAATACATTTTTTATGCCTTTGTGCATAGCAGATTGCGTTGCTTGTAATATATTAATTTCATCAATAGTTTGTTCATCTTCATATTCTACAGCCCATGCTATCGCATTTTTTTTTATATATTCGGCAACTTGTTCTATCTTCTTTTTAGAATGGAATTTTTTACTGTCTTTCATTTGGGAATGATCAAAACTGTCGTCTTTAGGTAAAACAACTACTCCAGCATAGACTCTTCCAAACATTGGGCCTCTACCTGCTTCATCAATACCGATTTCTATAATAGTAGTATCAGATTCAAACATACGGTTTAACGGTTGTTGAATATTTCTCTTCTTTTTAACAACAACCTCTGGTTTAATTATTTCAATGACATTTGTTGGTTTACTTTTAATAAATTTTTTAGAAACTGGAATAATTTCAAATACTTCATCTAATTCTAATTCTTCATTGCTATCATCATCAATAATAACGGCACTAACAAAATCGGATTTATCGTTTCTAGAAGTCATTATTATATTATATATTTATTAATTATAAATATATAATTAAATGAATCAATTTTTTTCACTATATAAATTATACAATGAAAGGTGAATTATTAATACTTTTTGTAATTTTATTATTAGGATTAATTTTATGTTCATTTTTAGGCGGAAATGGTTGTATTGAAGCAAAGCTACCTTTTTTTGAAGGCATGGAAAACAATTCTAGTCAAACTTTTTACGGCCCAAATGGAGCGTCTGCCCAAGTTGACACTGATTCCAATAATCAAAGTAGTTTAGTAGTAACTAACAGTGATGGAGTATCTACAACATATAATTCAAGCGATTCTTCTTCTACAATATATTCTGAACCTAATGGCGGTTCTGCCAAAATAGTAACAGGAATGGATGGTTCTAAATCTGTAATAGTAACAAATCAAGATGGAAGTGTTCATACATATAACATAAATAATTCTTCAACATTATCTAATTCTACAAGTTCAAATAACAATAGTTCTTCCAATTATGATAATTATAATCATTACAATGGAACTTCCTACCCAACTATATTTTATGGACCTAATGGAGCAACTGCTAGAGTAATTCAAGCACCAAATAATAATACAATTGTTATTACAAACAAAAATGGAACAACTGAAATTTATTATATTGATAGGAATGCTACTGACCCAAATGTGTCTACTTATTATGGACCTAATGGCGGTTCTGCTAAAATAATAACTGATAGTAATGGAAAACAAGCTGTAGAAATAACTACTCCAAATGGCTCTAAAATAGTTTATACTGGCGATAATACATATAGTTATAACAGTCAAGACGGAAGTATAAACCAGTATGATGCTGATAATAATACAACTGGTTCAGACTATAATACAGCATATAGTTCTTCAACATATTATGGCAAAAACGGTGGTCAATATACTGGCGCGAGTGGTAATACTTATGATTCTTCTGCTTACTACAATTCTCTACCTCAAGGAATTCCACGTTCTCAAATTCCTACAGGAGATGAAGATTTATACATATTGAAATCACAAGTAGTTCCACCTGTGTGCCCAAAATGCCCAGACCCAATAGTTCAATGTCCTGATAATTTTGATGCAACAAAATGTCCACCTTGTCCTCCATGTGCTCGTTGTCCTGAACCATCTTTTGATTGTAAGAAGGTTCCAAACTATAGTGCGTTCAATCAAGATTTTATGCCAGTACCTGTATTAAATAGTTTTTCAACTTTTGGAATGTAAATAGCAAATAAATAATTTTTATATCAATAACAAATTATTTATCATCAAACCCAAATACTGTTCATTTATTAGAACAAAATCACAAATAGTTTCAATGAGTAAATATATTGATAACTTTAGTAATGTTCCAACTTATTATGATTCAGATGATTATAAGGACAATTAAGAAGATAAATAATTATTTATTTCTTAATATATATATATATATATATATATATATGCGAAAAAGCAAAAAATATATTAAGAAAACACTTAACAGAAAAAGAAAAACTAAGCGAAGAAATTCAAGAAGAAACAAATATAAAAAACGTGGTGGTATGTATACTAGACCAGAATATATTGTTGATGAACGTGTTGTTTGGAGAAATTTATCTTTAAATCCAAATGCAATTTATTTATTAGAATCAAATCCAGATAGAATTGATTGGAAGTTTTTATCAGAAAATCCAAATGCAATTCATTTGTTAAGGGAAAATCCAGATAAAATTAATTGGCATTTTTTATCACAGAATCCAAATGCAATTCATTTATTAGAACAAAATCCAGATAAGATTGATTGGGAGACTTTATCGCGTAATGAAAATGCAATTCATTTATTAGAACAAAATCCAGACAAAATTGATTGGTCAATGTTATCGCGTAATGAAAATGCAATTCATTTATTAGAACAAAATCCACGCAATATTGATTTTGAATGGTTATCTAGAAATCCAAATGCAATTCATTTATTAGAAAAATATCCACGCGATATTGAATGGGATGATTTATCAACAAATCCAAATGCAATTCATTTGTTAGAGCAAAATCAAGATAAAATTTATTGGGATTATTTATCAAAAAATCCAAATGCTATTGATTTATTAGAACGAAATCCAGATAAAATTAATTGGAGTTATTTATCAGAAAATCCAAATGCAATTCATTTATTAGAACAAAATCCAGATAGAATTAATTGGGGTATGTTGTCTGCAAATCCAAATGCAATGCATATGATTGTTACAGGTTACAATTATAACAAAATGAATCAAAAGAACAAGGTCCCTGCTGAAGAATTAATTTCAACAGTAATGCACCCAGAAAGAGCAAGTCGTATGGCAAAATCACATGGAATATCAATGGGTAAATACATCGATACATTTAGTAATGTTCCAGATGATTATAATTCAGATAATTATAGTCACAATGAAGAAGATAAAAAATAATTATTTTCTTAATATATATATATATATATATATATGCGAAAAAGCAAAAAATATATTAAGAAAAACTTTTGCAGAAAAAGAAAAACACACAAAAGACGTCTTTATAAACGCGGTGGCATGAATACTAAACCAGAATATATTATCGATAGACGTATTAGTTGGCACAATTTATCAGCAAATCCAAATCCAAATGTAATTCCTATTTTGGAAATGAATCAAGATAAAATTTATTGGAATTACTTATCAAGCAATCCAAATGCAATTGATTTATTGAAACAAAATCCAGATAAAATTAACTGGTGGCAATTATCAAAAAATCCAAATGCTATTGATTTATTGAAACAAAACCTAGATAGAATTGATTGGTTTAATTTATCATCAAATCCAAATGCTATTGATTTATTGAAACAAAATCCAGATAAAATTCGTTGGGATGAATTATCAAAAAACCCAAATGCATTGGATATGCTTATAAAATATGATTATAATAGAATGAATCAAAAGAACAAGGAACCCGCTGAAGAATTAGTTTCAAAGGTCATGCATCCAGAAAGATTACAACGCATGGCAGATGTACATGGAATGGAAATGGATGAATATGCTGCAAATTTTGATAATGCATAAAGTGTTTATATAATACTTATTAATATTTTATTATTATATAATGCGAAAATCTAAAAGAACAGATTTAAAAAAAGAAATTTAAGGAAAACTAAACGAAGAAATTCAAGAAGAAACAAATATAACAAACGTGGTGGCATGTATAGCAAACCAGAATATATAGTTGATGAACGTGTTAATTGGAGAAATTTATCAGCAAATCCTAATGCAATTTATTTATTAGAAGCAAATCCTGATAGAATTGATTGGACAGTGTTGTCAACAAATCCAAATGCAATTCATTTATTAAGGGAAAATCCAGATAAAATCAATTGGTTTTGGTTATCTCAAAATCCAAATGCAATTCATTTGTTAAAAGAAAAACCAGATAAAATCAATTGGAGTATGTTATCGGGCAATAAAAATGCAATTCATTTATTGAAACAAAATCCATATAATATTGATTGGGAGAATTTATCAGCAAATCCAAATGCAATTCATTTGTTAGAACAAAATCCAGATAGAATTTTTTTGCCATCATTATCAGAAAATCCAAATGCTATTCATTTATTAGAAGCAAATCCTGATAGAATTGATTGGACTATGTTATCAGCAAATCCAAATGCATTTCATTTATTAGAACAAAATCCGGATAAAATTGATTGGGATCAGTTATCAAGAAATCCAAATGCAATTCATTTATTAGAAGCAAATCCTGATAGAATTGATTGGAATTATTTATCAGCAAATCCAAATGCAATTCATTTGTTAGAACAAAACCCAGATAATATTAATTGGGGTTATTTATCAAGGAATCCAAACGCAATTCATATGATTGTTAGAGGATATAATTATAACAAAATGAATCAAAAGAATAAGGTTCCTGCTGAAGAATTGGTTTCAAAAGTAATGCATCCTGAAAGATTACAACGCATGGCAGACACGCATGGAATGGAAATGGATGAATATGCTGAAAATTTTGATAACGCATAATTATTTGAAATTTATTATTTAATATTTTATTATTATATAATGCGAAAATCTAAAAGAACAGATTTAAAAAAAAGAAATTTAAGGAAAACTAAACGAAGAAATTCAAGAAGAACCGAATATAAAAAACGTGGTGGTATGTATACTAGACCAGAATATGTTGTTGATGAACGTGTTGATTGGAGAAACTTATCTACAAATCCAAATGCAATTCATTTGTTAGAGAACAATCAAGATAGAATTGATTGGGAAGAGTTATCTGCAAATCCAAATGCAATTCATTTGTTAAAGGAAAATCCAGATAAAATTAATTGGACTAATTTATCGCTGAATCCAAATGCAATTCCTTTATTAGAAGAAAACTTAGATAAAATTGACTGGGATTTTTTATCGACTAACCCAGCTGCAATCCCTTTATTAGAAAAAAATATGGGCGAAATAAACTGGGATATGTTATCGCAAAATCCAAATGCAATTATTATGTTAGAAAAATATCCTAGAAAAATTGATTGGAGTTACCTATCTCAAAACCCAAATGCAATTAATTTATTGGAAAAAAATATAAATAATATTGATTGGTCAATGTTATCAGTAAATCCAAATGCAATTCATTTGTTAGAACAAAATCAAGATAAAATTGATTGGGATTATTTATCAAAAAATCCAAATGCAATTTATTTATTAGAACGGAATCCCAATAGAATTCATTGGGGAATGTTGTCATCAAATCCAAATGCTATTCATTTATTAGAAAAAAACCCAGAGAATATTAGTTGGCGTAATTTATCAGAAAATCCTAACGCTATGCACATGTTGATTAGAAGTTATGATTATAATAAAATGAACCAAAAGAATAAGAAACCAGCAGAAGAATTAGTTTCAAAAGTCATGCATCCTGAAAGATTACAACGCATGGCAGACACGCATGGAATGGAAATGGATGAATATGCTGAAAATTTTGATAACGCATAATTATTTGAAATTTATTATTTAATAATTTCTTATTATATAATGCGAAAAACTAAAGAATAAATTTAAAAAAGAAAAAATAATGCATCCAAAAAGAACTAGTTGTATGGCACAATCACACAAGTTTCAATGAGTAAATATATTGATAAGTTTAGTAATGTTCCAAATTATTATTATGATTTAGATAATTATAGGGTCAATAAAGAAGATAAATAATTATTTATTTATTAATAAATAAATAAATATATATATATATATATGCGAAAAAGCAAAAAATATATTAAGAAAAAGCGTTGTAGAAAAACATGTAAACAAAAAACATGTAAACGACGAACATACAAACATAAATATTATCAACGTGGCGGTATTACGGCCAAGCAAATCAGACGACAAAAATCCAGACAAACACTTGCTAATCCAGATTTTATAGTTGATAAACGTGTTAATTGGGACAATTTATCGCTAAATCCAAATGCGATTCCTATTTTGGAACAGAATTTGGATAAAGTTAATTGGAAGTTGTTATCAAAAAATCCAAATGCGGTTCATATTTTGGAAGTTAATCCTGATAATATTGATTGGGCTTTCTTATCGCTAAATCCAAATGCGATTGAATTATTAAAAGCAAATCTACATAGAATTAATTGGATGTTTTTATCAGATAATCCAAATGCAATTGATTTATTAGAAAAAAATCCAGATAAAATTAATTGGTTTAGTTTATCAACAAATCCAAATGCAATTCATTTATTAGAACAAAATCCAAATAAAATTAATTGGAACAAATTATCAGCAAATCCAAATGCTATTGATTTATTAAAACGAAACCCAGATAAAATTAGTTGGGGTTGGTTATCATCAAATCCAAATGCTATTGATTTATTAGAACAAAATCCAGATAAAATTAATTGGGATTATTTATCATCAAATCCAAATCCAAAGGCAATTCATTTATTAGAACAGAATCCTGATAGAATTAATTGGAACAAATTATCAAAAAATCCAAATGCTATTGAATTATTAAAACAAAACCCAGATAAAATTAATTGGAATGCGTTTTCAGAAAACCCAAATGCAATTGATATGTTTAGCAGATATGATTATAATAGAATGAATAAAAAAAATAGAGTCCCTGCTGAAGAATTAGTATCAACAGTCATGCATCCTGAAAGATTACAACGCATGGCAGATACACATGGTATAGAAATGGATGAATATGCTGAAAATTTTGATAATGCATAGTTATTTGAAATGTATTATTTAATAATTTATTATTATATAATGAAAAGAAGCAAAAAATATATTAAGAAAAAACGTTGCAGAAAAGGAAAAACATTTAAACGAAGAAGTACATATAAACGTGGCGGAATGTATACTAAACCTGAGTTTATTATTAACAATCGTGTTAATTGGAACTTTTTATCAAGAAATCCAAATGCAATTCATTTGTTAGAGAACAATCAAGACAGAATTGATTGGAGAGCTTTATCAGGAAATCCAAATGCAATTCATTTGTTAGAGCACAATCAAGACAGAATTGATTGGAGAGCTTTATCAGGAAATCCAAATGCAATTCATTTGTTAGAGCACAATCAAGACAGAATTGATTGGAGAGTTTTATCAGGAAATCCGAATGCTATTGATTTATTAAAACGAAACCCAGATAAAATTTTTTGGGCTGGTTTGACGAAAAATCCAAATGCTATTGATTTATTAAAAAGAAACCCAAATAAAATTAATTGGCATTATTTGGCAACAAATCCAAATGCTATTGATTTATTAGAAAAAAATCAAGATAAAATTAATTGGCATTATTTGGCAACAAATCCAAATGCAATTGATTTATTAAAAAGAAACCAAGATAAAATTGATTGGAGAGAGTTATCATTAAATCCAAATGCAATTGAATTATTAGAAAAAAATCAAGATAAAATTGATTGGAATTATTTGTCAGAAAATCCTGGTGCAATTCATTTATTAGAACAAAACCCAGATAAAATTGACTGGTTCTTTTTGTCAAAAAATCCAAATGCAATTGATTTATTAAAACAAAATCCAGATAACATTTTCTTTGGACAATTATCATTAAATCCAAATGCAATTGATATTATTAGCAGATATGATTATAATAGAATGACTCAAAAAAATAGAGCCCCTGCTGAAGAATTGGTTTCGACGGTCATGCATCCAAAAAGAACTCGTCGTATGGCAAAATCACATGGTGTTTCAATGAGTAAATACATTGATACCTTCAGTAATGTTCCAGATGATTATAGCGACGATGATGAAGATAATAAATAATGTAATATTATCTTTAAATACTTATTTAAAGAAAATATTATTTTCTATTTCTTCGTTTACTTTTTGTTTGTTTTCTTTTTAATTGTTTTCTTTTTAATTGTTTTCTTGACCTGCGGGTTGAATATTTTTTTCTTAATTTTAAACCCTTTTTGGTCTTATTTTTTCGCGATTTTCTTTTTCCACCCGAAATACCAAGATTATTTTTTATATTTTCATACTCGTTTCTGAGTGTCTTAAATTCCTCTTCACATTGCTCTTTTGTCATACCTGGCGTTTTATCATTAGGACATTTATCTGGATGATAAATTAATGATAGCTCTCTAAATTTAGTTTTAACATCTGGAAATTGACTTCGTGTACTTAAATTTAAATATTTATTATTTGGAAACATAGTTACATGCACTGTATTTTCTTCTTCTTCCTCTTCTTCTTCCTCTTCTTCTTCATCTCCGTCTTCCTGACCTTCAAAATACTCATTTTCTAAATAATCAATTAATGTTTCAATATTAGAAATACAATTATCTACTGTTCTTTTTTCTCTTTGTCCAATTTTCATACGAGCTGCTAATGGTTTAAGTTGTGTAGATAAAACAGATGCTGATTCATTATACATACCCAAAGATGTTAAACATAGCCAGTCTATTGAATTATTAATACTTTCTAACTGTTGTCCTAAAGTTTTAATATTAACAGTTCCTATATTTTTAAGCACATCTAATGCTTCTTCTAATGACACTAATATTTGTTTAACATCGTCATCGTCACAATTATTTAACATATATTATATAAAGATAATATTATCTATATTTAAGAGACAACAAGATAAAATATATTATTCCCTGTGTTTCATACACTTTTTATCTATTTGAATACTTTGACCTTTTTCTTCTTGCGGAACTATATTTAATATACAACGAGCTTTCTTACCATATAATGGCTCCGTACATCCTTTCTCTTTTTTATTTTTTCTTGTCTTTATTTCTGAATATTTAAATACTTTGGGATTCTCATCCACACATCTTGCCCTAAAATGCTCATAACGTTCCCTCACATCACAATATGTCAAATTTGATTTCTTTTTTAGCATCTTATTTACTAATTCATGTAAATTATAAATATAACGCGAAAATGTATCACGTGATTTCATATCCGACATTTTTAAAGGCAAATGTCTTAAATTTGTTTTCAAATTTTGTCTACACGCGCCACACGGCAAAACATTCTGTAAAGATAAAACATAGTCTCTATATTCCTTCTTTTGTTCTTCAGTTGGGTTTACCGGATAATTAAAACTTATTGTATGTAGCATATGCCATTGAGCTGGTCCCCAAACTGTTGTCAAAAAACCATCCCCTGAATAAAAATCGCCCTTTTTAAATACTCTATGTTTTTTTGTCTTACTTTTACTACCAGAACTATTTTTGATAGTCTTTGTCATTTATATAAATATAAAAATAAAATATAATTATATTTTAACAATGTATTCTTCGGAAAAAACAAATTCTACTCTAATGATTTTTGAATTTTCAAAAGCTACGCAAAACGTGTGTATGTGTCTTGGATTATCTGTTATTTTTATTATTTTATTTATGATGACGCCATTAAACTCTTTTATATTATCCTCCATATTTGGCAAAGTTGTTATTCTTACACTTTTAGGATATACATTGTATTATAATACTCAACAAACTAACAAATTTGTTAACAATTTTAATATTAATATTTTCAACGAAAATTCTAATTGGAACCCATTAAAGACTAATATTTTATGTAGTTATATATTTTCGTTATTTTTGTTAGTTCTCATTCTTTCTGTTATACGTAAAATATTTTAACTTATTTAGCTACGATTTTAATTCTTTATTGTTATATTTTTTAAACTTTATATTCGTTTAAAAGATACTATAATTTATTCTTATTTAGTATATATAATGAATACTTCTTTTTACACAAAAACTCCTACAATTAATCCTGTTGGCTCAGGGTTAAATGTTCTTAAAACTGGAGGAACTATATCTTTAACACAAAGAATTACTGAATTTATGAACTGGAAAGTTGCTGCCATAATTATTTTTGGATTATTAATTATTCTATTTTCTTATTATACGTATAAACAATATGCTGATGGAAAAACCTCATTTCATGCTAATAGAGAAAATATACCAAAGGACCTAAATTCAAATAAAACTGCTACATTAATGCTATTTTATGTTGATTGGTGTCCGCATTGTAAAACTGCTAAGCCTGAGTGGGAATCATTAAAATCTGATTATGACGGAAAATCTATTAACGGATATACAGTTAATTTTATAGAATATAACTGTACTAATGAATCTTCTGAGACTTCTCAATTAATGGATAAATATAACATTGAAGGTTATCCAACAATTAAATTGGTTAAAGATAATCAAATTATTGAATATGATGCGAAGCCAACAAAATCTACAATGGAACAATTCTTAAATACTGTACTATAAGTCATAAAATATTTTAAAATAATATAAAGATTAGAAATCATGTGCTATTATATGACTTCTAATTTATCAAATAAAAATTATACAGATAATTTTGTATCATTATCTGATACAACAATAGAAGAAATAAGATTTAGATATAAAGTTATTGATGTTCCTTATTTAGACCCCATAAAAATCAGATATAACATGTTTACAGATACATATTTTCAAAATAATCCTGGAAAAAAAGAAATAATAAATAATATGTTGGTTTTTTATTTATCACATAAAAATAAGGCTATTTATAAAAAAACCGATTATTTATGTAATGAGAAAGAAAAAATATGTATTTGTAATACACACGCAGAAGATTTAAGAAAAATATATGATGAACAAAATTATAGACCAGGTGATAAATATATCAGTTGGATAAGACTGAAAAAAGACCATTTTAAGCAATTGAATTGTTTTTAGTAGATAAAAAATATAAGGCATCTTCTTCACCTTGTTTTAACCATTGACGACGTAATTCTTGATTACTGATAGATTCTTGAATAAAATCTAGTGTTAATGGATTATCTGTAACATAACATCTCACGGTATTTTCAATATTTTCTATCTTAACAGTGTCTCGTATAAAATTCATTGAATTTATTGTTAAACATATTACATATTCTAATAATGATGTATCTTGAGTAACGTTTACATTTTTAAAACTATCTGTTTCTTTATCATATGAACTTTTTATTCCTAATATTTCATCCTTGCTATTATGATCTCTTAAACATTGATTTAATGGATAATTACACATTACACCGCCATCTACATAACAACAGTTATCAATAATTGTTGGCATAAATATTCCTGGCAATGACGAAGACATAGTTAAAGCTTCCAATAAACTTAGTTCAGGATGACTTGTGTGAGATAATTCGACTGTCTTAAATTTGTTTAATTCAAATGTAAAAATATGTAAATCTATTTTTGAAAATTCATAAAATTCTTTTAAAGTTATATTCAAATTTAGGTCTTTTGCTTTTAATAATGGCTTAAATATTATTTCGGCTAATTTTTTATCAAATAAGCCTTTATTATAGTATGAGTCAAATATTTGTTTAGCATTTACTTTAAAAGCATCGTGCCAAGGTCTTTCAATTATATATGTATTTAAAGTATTCCAATCGTATTTTAGACAAATAAATGTACCAATAATAGAACCAATAGATGTTCCATATATAGATTCTATATCATGTAATTTCCAGAATTCTTCTTGTTCTAATTTTTCTAATGCCCCTAGATATCTTAATCCTAGAGGTCCTCCTCCACTAATAACTAAATGTTTTATTGGCATAGATAATTAAGTTGAAATATTTTTAATACTTTATGGAATAATTAATTATATTATTTAATTTATATTATTTTAATATATAAATGTCAAGATTCGGAAATGCAAGTAATTCAAATGGTCAATTTTGGTTTGGTGGAAATACCTTTCCAGGATTTTTATATAAAAAAAACGTAGGTGTTGGTGGTAGGCGTTCTACTAAATTTGCTGCAGGTGGAAATACAACATGTAATACATACCAGTACTTGTATAATAAATATAAACCAGGACAAGGTGGTGTTGGTGCTTCATCAATTGCTAATAGAAGAGCAAAAAATAGACTTGCCACTGTTTGCGAAGGGCAAAAATGTTTTCCTTGTTATAATACACTTGGTCAATATAGTAATTATACTCATAATCCAAATGGATTTATTCCATGTCCTGGAACTATAAATATTGATGGTTCTGTTACACCTATACCTACACCTACACCTACACCTAGTGGAACATATACCGTTACTTATTTGGGTAATGGAAACACTGGTGGTTCCTCTCCTACAGACGGTTTATCTCCATACAATTCTGGCACTTCAGTAACAATTTTAGGCAATTCTGGTTCTTTAACCAAAGCAGGAGTTGCTGTATTTGCTGGATGGAATACATCAGCTGATGGCAACGGAACAAACTATGTTGGCGGCGATACTTTTAATATTACACAAAATACAACTTTATATGCTCGTTGGATAAGTGCTGGTTCTCGCCTTAGATATAATGCGGGAGCTGGAGGTATTGGAACTGCTCCATCAAGTTCTGGAACATATTATACACCATTTAGCACCGCTGATATAGTTGGTAATACTGGTTCATTTACAAATATTAATGGTTATACATTTGGTGGCTGGAATACCGCAGGAAATGGTTCCGGAACAAGTTATCCAGTGGGTTCAAATATTACTATGCCTGCTTTCGGAACCGTTGATTTATACGCACAGTGGATTAATCCTGCTACAACATATACTTTAACATATTTAGCTGGAACAGGTGGTTCAGGCACTGCTCCTACTGGTTCTCCAACTATTTATAGTTCAAATTCTACTGCTACTATATCAGGAAATACTGGCCCTTTTACAAATTCCGACCCAACTAAAATATTTTATGGTTGGAATACTGCTGCGGATGGCTCAGGTACAAGTTATCCTGCTGGTTCAACTATTACAATGAATACTAACAAAACACTATATGCTCAATGGGTTCCTGCTACTCCTCAATACACAGTAACATATATAGCAAATGGCGGAAGTGGAACAATTCCAACTCAAACTTATCCTGGAGGCGTACAGGTCACTATTTCAGGCCAATCTTCTCTTACAAGACCTGGCTATGCATTTTTAGGATGGAATACTGCTGCTAATGGAACAGGTTCTATATATACACCAACCAGTTCTGTAGTAATAAATTCTAATATTACATTATACGCACAATGGGCTCCAGGAACAGTAATTAAAGATTGTGGCTCTTTTACAGGAAATACACAAGGTACTTCAAACATTTATTTATCAGGTGGTAGAACAGTATTTCGTGATACTACTACTAATACTATAACAATAATAATACCAACATTTTATAGTAGTAATGGTGCTCCATATGGCACAGGTAATGGTCCAATTGATACAAGTCATAGTGGAAATCTAAATTCATCATATGCTACAGCAACTATTTCGCAAATTAGTGGTGTATATCAAATAAATACAACATATACTACCGCATATACAGGTGGGACATATACTCAAACATCTACACTGTCATTTGGTTCTACATATTGGCCAACAGGTGAAACAATTGCTAATGTAACAATACCAGCTCCAAATAATCCAGCAACATTCTTGTTTGACCCAAGTGGTACAAATATTAGTGTTTCTAATGGATGTTTTGGAGGAGCCAGTGCTATTAGTAGTTCTGGAACTACAACTACAACACAAAATTCTGTAATTTCTTTTTATATTAATTTTTCAAACGGGACATCTACCAGAGTAGTACTTGGAACTCAGCAGAGATGGACTGGCACAGCAAATATATACACATATGTATTTAATTATACAAGAGCAGAATTGGCGAATGGTCCAACACCATCACCTATTACTGGTACATTTACACCAACAGCTTCAACTGGAGTTAATACACCTAATGTTTAAAAATTATATATTTATAAAATTTTATTAATACAACAAGATATCAGCTTTTGGTCCAGGACCTTCTAATCCACAATTTTGGTATGGAAGTAGCACTAATTTCCCTGGATTTTTATATAAGAAAAATGTTGGTGTAAGTGCTTCATCAATTGCTTATAGACGAGCAAAAAACAGACTTACTAATGTTTGTGAAGACCAGAAATGTTTTCCATGTTATATGACATTATGACAATATAGTAATTATACTCATAATCCAAATGGATTTATTCATTGTCCAATAAACAGTAATAGTACTATTTAAAATCGAAATCATAATATATTGATATACAATTGCTATATTATGAAGAAATGTGTCAAAAGTGGATTAAATATGGTAAAGATTTGGTTATCCTGAATGTTGTGTAGAAGCATTTATAATGCGTAACGAAGATGAAGATAATTTATTCCTCCGAATAGAGTTCAAATACGTGTAGCTAAAGGCACAGGATTTATTCCTTGTTCATATTGTTTCTGGAAAGTAGTACCATGTAAATGTAAATTAGAAGATTTTTTAAGAAAGGAAAGAAGAAAATTTCCTCAAACAAGTGTTGATGTAATATATTTCCGAGAAAATAAAAAAAAGTTTTCTTATCAAATAACAAATGGCTAATATTTTTACTTTAGAAAACTTTTCAGACTTCTCTGAAAAGATAAATATTGATGAATTATACGAAAAAAAACGTCAAGTTGACCTAAGTAAATTAGAATTATTTAAAAAAATATTAAATCGTATTCATGTTAGGATTAAAACAACAGCAAAACATAGTATACATGAAAAATTTTGTTGGTTTGTTGTTCCAGAAGTAATGATAGGTATACCTAAATACGACCAGGCAGGTTGTATAGCATATTTAATGAATTCGTTGCAAGAAAATGGTTTTAATGTGAGATATTTTCATCCAAATACATTGTTTATTTGTTGGGAACATTGGGTGCCATCATATGTAAGAACAGAAATAAAAAAGAAAACAGGTATAGTTGTAAATGAGTATGGTGAAAGAATAGAAGAAGAAAAGAACGAAGAAGATGATGAGGAAGAACAACAAACAGGTGGAGGAATACAACAAATAAAAAATAGTAAAAAGTATACTCCTATTAATTCGTATAAGCCTT